ATGCCATCAGTAATGGATGTTCTATCATTGGCTTTTCAACAATTGGATAAGCTCCTGTACGTTCTACTATCTCTCCCTTAGTTGGACTATAGTATGTTAAATCTCCATGAGTATATTTTTGATGTCCAGTTTCTTTGCTTGGATCTAGCTTCATTATTTTATCTATATCATAATCTTGTACAACACTTGAATATTGTTTTTGTTTAGGAGTCATTTTAGACCACACATCAACAGGTACTCCTGATCCTATATGAACTCCACCTTGTTCTCTACTTTTAGTAAAATCAATACCACTTTTATTTGCTCCTCCAAGCTTGTCCATCTCTCTTACAACTGTTTTTTGAAGATACTTGTCTCCTAATCCAGATTGAAACTTTGCATGTTTTTCTATCGGTCCAAGTTTACCATCTCTATTTTTATCAAATCTTTGTAAATCCCATTTTTCCTCGTCACTTATCTCATCCCCATATAAATCAGTCATTACATCTGTAACGTATTTAGTTGCCATTTTCTTTCTTCTATCTATGGCTTTCTTTTTTATTGTTTCTTGCGAAGCTTTCCACGCATCGTCTTTGTCTTTTTTCTCTTGTGTTGGGCCTTTATCATCTTTAGGAGGAGTTTTTTTAGGAGGTCCGTCTTGAACATCTCCTCCATCCCAAGCGTCTGCCCACGGATTAGATGCAGGTCCGTCTTGAACATCTCCTCCTGACCAAGCGTCTGCCCACGGATTATTACCACCACCCTGGTGACTGCCACTAGTACCAGTTCCAGACTGACCTCCTTCATAATTATCCCATCCTTTACCAAAGTCTCCTTGTAAAGATGGTATACCACCAGGTCCTCTGTTTGGTTTACCTTTTAATGATCCGTGTAAATTTTTCTTAATTAATAATTTTTTCTCTGCATCAGTAATGTATGCAAGATGTGCTGTTGGATGAGTTGGTGATGATTTAGCAGTCTTAGGTACATATACCATTTTAGATGGTTTATAATTTTTAACCCCACCCTGAATAGCAACTCCACCTTTAGCAGCTTTCATAATTCCTACTTCTTCTACAACCTCTTCATCCATGATCCGTGATTCATCGCCCATGCCACTTGGATCAATGCCAATAACTTCATAATACTTATCACTATCATAAGCTATTTCACCAGCTTCATCATAGTCATAGCCGTATTCATCCATCAGTATTTCCATTCTTTTAATATACCAATCAGGACCAGCCATTAACATTTCTTGTTTTTTAAGAGGTCTTTCTCCTTCGTACTTGATGCTTGGAGCACCAGTATCTATCATTTCTGATTCTTCTAAAATTTCTGTAATTGCCATAGTCTTTTAAAATATCCTATTTTACTTTGTTTTACAATCCTTTGGTTTGAGCACCTAAAATAACCTGCTTAACTTTAACATGAACATCTCTTTTAATATGTTCTCTTTTAGTAGGTGTATCTGGGTGGTCGACATCATCGTCAGCTTCTTTATCTGACATATATTCTTGGCCTGTTTCAGTATTAGTCAATGTTACTTCTACTTCAGGTGTAATAACTCTAACGTCTTTACCGTCTATTTTTTGTATTTCATCTTTAGCTTCTTGTTCTATAAATGGCATATTTTTCCTATGTTGTTGTAACCTCGGTAGGTCTTGAAATTTGTAATACAGAGGCAGTCATTTTTATAACATTTCCTGTGGCACATTGCATCTTAATTTTATCGCCAGCCTCTAAAATAATAACATTATTAAAGGTTAATAAATCAATACTTCCACTAGCATTTATACTGACTTTATCAAATTCATAATCAGTACTGTCTGATTCATCACGTACTTTAATCTCTACATCTAAAGCACCACTATGACTATTAAACAATTTAACACTTTTTACTATAGAAGTCGTAGCTGATGGAGACTCATACATATCATGATCTGAACCCGCCGGGGTAATTTTAGCCTGAATATTTTTATATACGTTTGCCATTATGACATGAAGAAATTAAATCTTTCTTGATCATCCTTTTCTGGTTGTAAATATGTAGAGTTTAATTGTTCAATCATAGAACTAATTGCTCTATTAATTTGTCTTTGGTTATCTTCTGTGTATTCTTTTTTAGGTTCTGGTAATCTTACTACTATTTTTGTCATTATCTTCTTCCGTCTGGTTGTAAATCTATTTGGAAAGTTCCAAATCTCCATGCTTCTCCTGCACCATCGTTTTCTATTTTTAAACTAGCGTATCTTCCTCTAGCTCTAGTATCTTCTTTAGTGGTTGCAGATGTAATAGTAAATGGACTGTAAGTACTATTACCTGCTGTTGAAGAAGGATAGTCTTTTAATCCAATAGTTACTTTTGCATTTCCTGTTAAAGTTTTAAAGTCTGGAACAAATCTTCTCATAGCTAAAAACAATTCTGGTTGATCTTGTTGTAAAGCAATATCATAAGATTCAATATAAGATGTTAAAGCAGTTGTACTTCCATCAGGATTAATTTGATCTGTTCCTGTTTCTTGTTCGTAAAAAGTAGTTTGACCTAAACCTGCAGACCCTACTACATCAGGAAAACTTCCTACTGCCGCACTGTTATAATAAGTAGAATAAGGCTTAGGATAAACAATAGCATCAATCCAAGCTGTTCTTATAGAATTAGCATTAACTCCTGTATACCAATTACCCATAGGTACTTGTTTTGATTCACCGTAATTAAATACTACATACTTGTCATTATAAGTTGAACCTGAAGATGGGTAGTACCAAACTACTTCTGTAAATAAGTTATTAATACCAGCTGCTACTTGTTGACCTTTAGTCGTGTCAAAATTATCATAAACATAATCTTCAACGGCGCAAGGCAATGAATTAACTGTACCATCAAATGCAAAGAAACCATTGTTACTTAACCAATAAGCAACACCATCAATCTCACAGCAAGCATTTTGACCAATTAATCCACAGTTTGTACCAACTTGTTCAAATCCAAAAGTAAAAGGAGAACCAACAAATTTCATTGAATACAATGCATTATCAGTCCATACTAGAATATTTTCTTTGGCAACAATCGCTCCCATAATTTTTGTACCATCTTGCAATCTATAAGTTCCAGCACTATTATCAGCTGCTGGTGCATAAGTATTAATTGCTCCTTGGTCCGAGAACCTAATAAACATATCGTCTTGTGTAGAAGCTGTGCCAACAGTTGTTTCTGTTCCAAGATGAATTAAGTGACGTGTAGTTGGAGATATTAAAGTCATTCTAGAAGCTGTTGGATTTCCTAAAGCTCCATTAATATTTGTTGCATAATTATTTGTAGTGGTTGAAGCTCTTGCCGTGAATCTTGCATCTCCACTAATACCTGAATCCCATGTAAAAGTTTTTCCATTAGAAACTGTTGCAACTAAAACTTGTCCCCAATTACTTAGAGACCATAAGCCTGGTTCAAGTGAAACACTAGAAGCATTAACAGCGTCTCCCCACCCATTCCAATCTGTTGCGTCATAAACAATAGTTGCATCGCTATGAGCTTGTCCATTTGAAGTTCCTGGAGTAGCAGTTCCATACGCACCCCTTGTAATACCTGTTAAATCATTAGACGATATATTGGTATAAGAAATTAATTCTCCTGTGCCTAACACACCAACAGAAGCAACTCCTGGATTAGAAAAACCAGTTGTAGATGTTAAACTTACCGCAGTTCCAGAACCACCTGTTCCAGCGGTATCAGCTAGTAATGCACCATCCAAATCATTTGTTTGACTTCCAGTAATGTTTCCTCCAAAAGTTCCAACACCAAAACCATAACCATATGTTTGAGCTGCAGGTCCCACTCTTTGATAAGGAGATACAATACATGCACTTCCTGAAGTTAAATCTGAACCACCTCCTGCAGTCTCAGCTGTGGGAGATGTAATAGTAAATGTAACATTACTTGGAACGGTTATAACTTGACAAACTTGTTTATCGCTACTTGTATATTCAATATTGTTTTTATTTATACCTGAACCAGTAGGCATAGTAACAGATTCTAAAGCAACTATATCTCCTACTTCTAAACCGTGAGCAGATCCTGTAGTAATAGTTATAGAAGTACCGGGAGCAGTACTATTAGTAGTTATAGTAGAAGCTCCAAAAGTAGTTTGAGCCCCTGAGTTATTAGATCTCCACGGAGTAATATCATATAATTGTCCTTCAAAATAAATAAGTAAAAATTTATCAGTACCAATAGCTACGTATCTATTTCCATCGGTATCTACAAAGGCGTGAATTTTTCTAGCAACTCCATGAATAGTTGTGTCTGATAATAAAGAAGCCCATCCTCCTACTTTTTCAGGAAGACCATATCTAAATCTAGCATTATCGGAATCTACCCATCGACCATTAGCACCGACACTTGTGTCTTGCTTATCAACTCCTGGTAAAAATTTTATAGATGTAAGAGCCATCTTTTAAGCTCCTATGTTGGGAATACTGTCGTATTGTTTTTATAAGCCCAGCCTCTTGTTGAATCAAGATATATGAGTGTTGCTGATTGTCCATTTACATTTAAAGCATCATCAGATGCAGCACCCATAATATTAGACCCATTTCTACCAACAGTAACATTGTTAGAATTAAAATTTCCTCTTGAATCAATGATAGTAACTTCATCTCCAGTTGAAGGTGAAGCTGGTAGTGTCACCGTTAAAATAGCTGAAGAAGTATTACAAAAAATTTGATCTCCGGCAACAGCTAAATAAGGTGTGTAAGTATGATCAATTGGAACAAATCCTTTTTCCAAAAGAGTAGTAACAGTGTTTGTTCCATCAGATTTACACATCATCGTAGCTCCAACTGGCACAGGTTGTGATGTTCCTGAAGCAGTTAAAACACTTAATGTATATTTATTAGTTCCATTTCTATTAGTATCGTCTTTTATAAACCAAACTCTATTAGCCGTAGCTGGCATAGTTAAAGTTCTATTAGCCGCTAATGTACCATACAATCTAAGGTACATATTTTTACCATTAGAAGTAGCTCCATCAGTTAAAGCTAATGTAACACTAGCAGCAGCCATATCAATTGAAGCCACTCCAGTAGATGATTGTTCTAAAATTTGTAGATTAGTATTAGTAATTGTACCCCATTGACCAGCTTTTTCACCAGTTGTGATAAGTTCTAATTGGGTATTTGTTGAATAAGTTGATGCCATAATTTTAATAAGGGACTATCGGTGTCCATACCATTGTAACACCTGGTCCAATTTCACTCCATGTTATCGCTTGTGCCACCCCTGAAGAAAGCGTGAAAGTGCTTCCTGTAGGTGTAACATTTGCGTCAGCTTCGATTGTAACAGTTCCTGAACTAATTACAACCTGATTTTTGACAGCCGTTACATTAGCATCTGCGCTAACTGTAACGTTTCCGGTACCTAAGACATATGATGATTTAGTTGGATCAACCTCGGCACTAGCTGTAACAGTAACAGTCCCAAGTCCTAAAACAACTTGACTGCTATGTGGAAGTTCTGTGACAGAATCTGCGGTAATTCCAATATTTCCAATACCAAGAGTTACTTGAATCTTAGTAGGTGTAATTGTTACACTATTATTATTGGTAATAGATGCAAAGGGTAACCCAGCAAAAGAACTACTTCCTAAGAGCATGGTCTACGCTCCGTTGTCGATGATGTTATTGCCCTCTTTTTTGGCCCATTCTTGAATTTCTTGGTAATCTGTGTTTGCTTCGTCTAGTGGTACTGATTTAACTATATCAGAATCTAGATGTGTTACTTGATAACTTACAAACTCTCCTAAAAAATAATTTTTTGTTACTGTCTCAATCATAATTATAACTCCGCAGCAAATGCTATTAAAGCACTTCCATTATTCATTCTAAAACCACCAGCATCACCTTGAGTTAATGCTCCAGAAAATGAGCTAAAAGCTAATTGACATGCTTCTGTATTAGCTTGACTTAAAACAAGTGGTCCATTAAAATTTGTGCTAGTTCCACTTCCAATAAATGAATAGTAATTAGTACCAGTTGCTGTACTTAAAGTAGGTGTTGTTCTCATTGAAGTCTTATAAGGAACAATACCAAAAGCATCATTAGTATTGTACGCCGATGCTTGAGAAATACTTGGTCCGCTACCACTTGCATGTAAATAATAATATCTATAACATCTTTGTAAATTTACATCATAAGGAACTACTTCAAAATCCGTGGCCACCGAACCGGCTTCTAATTGTATTCCAGTAAAGTAAATATTATTTGATGTATTATCTTGTGCATCTACTTGACCAACAACTCTGTTAGCATTAGTAGAAGCTGCCCAACTTGTATTTAAAGTTCCTGAAGTGTAATCACTTCCAGCACTTAAATATAAATTTACAAATAAAGATGCTGCATTATCATTTCCAAATGCTCCTGTTGTATCTCCAGCAAAAGTTATAGTTTTCTTTTCCCAAGTATTAGAAGCTGAAACTGTATAGCTTTTAGAAATTTGTCTTGTGTTATCATTATCATATAATTCAGCTATATAAGTTCCAGTTTTTGTAGACTTAATCCAAAAAGATAAAGTTAAACTTTGAGCTGAAGAAGTTCCTTTTTTTAAATATTGTAAATTTTGACCTTCAATTTTTTGTCTTAAAAGAACATAACCAGCACTAACAACTGTTCCAGCAGTAGTAACATCTGCTTTAAAAGAATTTGCAAAACCTTGACCTGTCGGAACATCTGTATCTTGTGAAAGAGTTACAGTTCCATAATCAGCTATCCACTGCATTCTATCTACGGTATAATATCCAGCAGTTGTAACTGAAGCTTTTGTAGTGTTTCTTTGAGCAATTTGCATGTCACCATTAATTATAATATTCCTGAAGTTTGGTTCACGAACATCTGCTATTGCTGGTGCTGGAATTCTTGTTAGTGCCATTATCCGAACAATGCCTCCACTTCTGCGTCAGTAAGAGCCTCGCCGGTTTTTAATTTTGCTTTTCCTGAAATTTTATTGTTTTCTTCTGCTATTTCTGCATCTTTAATTTCTTGTATCTTTGCATTAACATCAGCTTCACTTGGTATTATTGCACCATCTTTAATAACTTTAATATACTTGTATTGCATACGATCTTCGTTAGGTATTTTATTTCCACTATCATCATGTGTTTTCCAACCATACCAATTAACACCATTAGAGCTGTTAAATTTTGTTAATGCTGCTTGTAAATAATCTTTATTCATTTTATGTATCTCCTAACCTAATAAACCAAACCCCACTATAAGTTATAGCTGTTTCTCCATAAATTGAAGTTCCAGTAGCAAAACTAGTAGTTCTAAATTTAACTTTAACATTTGAAGTGTCTGTTACATCTACAATATAGTTAGATGGACAAGTTGAGTTTCCAGCATCATGTGCATTTGCAATAGATGCGTCTACATACGCAGAATTATTTTCAGTAACTTGTGTTCTAATAGTAGCAGAACCATCACTTGATGCTATAATATAAAAACTGGTCATTACCATATACATTCCTGTTGATGGAAAAGTAAAAACTCCTGATGATTCTGTCATAGCAGATCCAATAAAACCAGCGCCCGATGTGTCTACTCTTTCCCAATTAGATGTTATATCTGCATCTGTACCATCATTTGTAGTGGTAGTTAATCTCCATTGATCAGCAACAGTAATTCCTTGAGTGAGTCCTGTTAATGTTGCTCCTGTTGTATCAAGTGTAACACCTGAAGGTATATCAAAAGTTTCCCCAGATACACCAAGAGTCACTGTTCCTGATCCAGATATCGATTGTATGTTTGTTGTTTTAATTGTTCCCATTATACTCCTAACATTTTAAATCCACCAAAATAAGATGTTTCTGTGCTTCCTCCAGCAACAT